CTTGGCTGGTGCGATCTTGCATGCGTCGATCGGGGCCCGTGTGCGCAGGGCTGAGGAGGATGGTGGCTCGGTTGCATCTGAGTTCAGTGTTGCGTCGTCGTTTGGCGGTGGAGGTGGTGCTGCAGCTGTTGCACCGCCACCTGCAGGGGTTGTATTCAATGCACCAAGTAATGATCCAATACCAGCAATTTGTGCTAATGGTGATGCACTGTATGCACCAGGGATTGGTCCTGTATAGCTTGACTGAACTGCTGTAGGTACAGTATAACCACGTAACAAACCTGCTTGTTGATTGGCAACTTGCATAGGGAATAGTGAAGCATTTTGCTCAATTTGCTGTTGTTGAGCGCCTAAAGTAGATAATGCATTAATGTCAGCAAGATTCTGAGACTGAGTCTGATTGGCTAAAGCACCAAACTGTTGACTAGCTGCTAGTCTTGCTGCTTCTTGTTGCTGAGCTGCTTGCAAAGACTGACCATAACCAGTTTGTAATGCTTGTGATTGTGCTAAGTTTAAGTTTTGTAAACCCTGGTTCATAGCTTGACCTAGTACTTCAGCTCCTCGTTTAGAGCCAAATTGACCAGAGCCAACAGCAGCTGCCGTTGCACCAGGTGCTAAATATTGCTCAATATTACGACGACCTACATCACCTAGAGCTCCTACAACTTGCTGTGTGTATGGGTTCATAAATTTGCCAGCTTCTGTTGCAACATCATAGTTACCAGCTTGAGTAGCTAGATTAGTTGCAGCATTTAAGTTTGGCTGATAAGAACCGAGATTTTGTGTTGTCTGGTTAAATGCTTGCTGTTGTAAAGGTGTTGCGCCAACATACTGAGCACCTTGAGCTGCTTGATTACCTGAGCTTGCTAAGCCACTTAGATAGTCAGTGTACCAACTAGGCGCAGTTGTTGCTTGCGTCTGATTGGTGGTGATGTTTGGTAATGGTGATCCTTGTGTCAGTGCCATGACTTAACCTTTCAAATATTCTAAAGGCGATTTAGCCTTGGGAGGAATCTTATCTGTTGATGCAGATCTCTTATGCTTACGAATTGATTTACGCATCTTGTCAAGCTGAAGAGCCCCTGCTTTAGATGAACCATTGCCTAAAGCTGCTACAGTATCAGCATCAAACACATACTCACCGTCAGCGAGCATAGCAGGTATATCGTCAGACTGTCCATCACCAGCTCCTTGTACAAAATGCCCTGTTGTACCTGTCTTAAACTGAGGTCTATGCACGTTACCACCGTCTTTATAGTAGCTTTGGCCAGGTAATGCACCTGTATTCATTGCATGTAAACCAGCAGAGCTAAGTGCATTATAACTTGAGCTAAGGCTCGTGGGGTTAGCAAATGCTGTTGCAGTACCTTTACTATCAGCTGCAATGGATGGATAACCTGGATGAGGAGCGCCTCCCTGACCTTGATTGGTTAGCGCAGTCCCACCGGCACTTTGGTTACCACCATAAGTGTAATAATTAGGTACTGCAGCTGACTTACCTGTCAATGAACTAAGAATTCGTGGATCCACAGTTGATAGCTGAGGGTACAGTTGTTTTAGCTGATTAATATTCATATTAGATGATCCTTGTGTCACGGGGGCTGCTGCTAATGATGTGGCTTGTAGACTTCCTGGAAGAGCACCGCCACTACTACTTGTAGAACTTGGTCCGCCTATTGCATCAGAAAGACTAGACAAACCTGATAAAGATGAAGGTTTAGCGCCGGCTAATGTAGAAGCTTTAGTTAAAGCCCCTTTTGCTGTTGCTGTTGATGGGTTTAGTAACTTGTTTGCCGTATTAGCAATATTATATGCTGTTTTTGCATATTTAGCTGCTTTTAAAACTTCTTCAAGCTGAATTGGATCAGAGATAGCAGGCGTATTACTAATAATTTCAGAGCCCATTCTAGTAACTGTAGAACCATCATCAAATGTGCTAGTAATTGACCCATCAGGATTAGTAACATCGCCTAAAGTATTTGCTGCTGATTCATAGCCTTCTTGCAATCCTTGAGCTTCATAAGCTGCGTCGCCTGCATAATCAGCACCTGTTTCAAGAGATGTATCAGCAAGAGTATTAACGCCTGTATCAATAGCAGTGTCGGTAAGCATTTCTTCACCTGCGGCTTCGGCTGCATCAGCAGCTAATGCTTCAGCTTCAAGGTCAACAGTACCTGCAGTTGCTACAGATAATGCAACTGCGCCAACCATTCCCCAACCACCAGGTATAACATCATTAACAGTTTCATCAATAGCTTGCCCGACATCACCAATGGCTGGACCTGGGTCAATCGAAGCCAGTGCGTCACCAACAGAACTTACTGCGTCTTCAACAATAGTGACTGGATTCCAAGAGTCACCTTTGTATAATTTTATTTTTCTATTACCGCAATGCTCGAAAGCACCTAACGGCAAAGTAGGAATATCTAAAAATATTTTCATACTTTAGCCATCCAATTATATTCTGGTTTATCTGAATTTTTTATATCTACTTTCAATCTTCTAAGTAGCTCAACAATTTGCTCATTATCTGCTTGACCATATACTTTTTTCAAATCAGAGTTACGAATCTTTTTAATAAATTTTGAAACAGATTTCGCGACCATTAAAGGCGAGTCTTGAGTGAAAAGATGAAGCTCTACAATACCTTTATCGATTTTACGAAGAAATAAGACTGAGTTATTTTCTTGAAGAAGAATGCCTTGATTAGCTTTCATAGACATTGCAATAGCGCGCAATCCTTCTTGCGGATCTTTTCCGTTAGATTGTAAATCCGCGCTAATGATTTCTGATGGTGTCATGGTTGTGCTTGAGGAGTAATTGAAATAATGCCACAAAGAGCGGCAGCCCAGTCTTGCCAATTTTTAAATCCACGAGGATCAGGTACGCCAGATTCCATAAAATAGCCTATGCCATTCATGCCTGCTGCCCAATCAACCCATTTATCTTCAGGTAATGTGCCTAATTGATTAGGTGCAAATAGCTCTGCCATTAAAGCGCCCCATTGGTCCCATTTCATATATCGAGGATCATAAGTTATCATGGGTTGCCTGTTCCTCTCTCATCTCCAAAGTCTGCAGACAGTAATATCTGACCCATCTCATAGTTGCCACGTACTGTATTACTTTCAAACTTAATTCTCATTTCACGGCGCTGTTCACGCAAATCAATCTTTAAAGTGTCAGGTGCAAACACATATGCATCACTTAAATCATCAGAGCCTTGTGCATAACTTGGTCCAGTGATATACATATTCATATTCTCAGCTTGATTAAAGTTTGGCTCAACCCGTTCTAAATGAACCCAACGATTTATGCCAGTAGGGTCATCAGCACCAGGGCCGCCTGTTACCCAACCAATGTTATTAGTTTCAAAATAGCTTTGAATAGCATCTTGATTATTTAAATAAATTGCATCAGTTCCAGTTTCATGCTGCCATAGCGTATAAGAGCCTGCTGTATTTTCTTCATTGCCTGCCCATACAGGATAGTGAAAGACTTCAGTATACACACCAGCTGATCGACGTGCTCCGAGAGCAGTGCCAGCATCGTACCAAACTTGTTCACGAACATTAAACACCACTGCATCGTTACATTCTTCAGAGTCACCGCTAGGGAAAAACCACCAGATTTCACCCCAACGAGGTATTTTGCTTACCCATACTTTTTGTCTTTGAGCATAGTTTAAATTATCAAAGAAGTAGTTAAAATTCATTGAGTTTGGTATTTCAGTAACTACACCGTTATACATTAAGAATCGGTCTACACCAACCCAAAAGAAAATACCGTCATATTCAATAACACAGCTTGATGACAGTATTGAACTTTGACTAGTAATAATGTCATAACGCCAATACAATGTTGATCCAGTCACAGTTGTAGGAGTATAAGAGACACGAATTAGTGAATCAGTTGACCAAAATAAGCCTGATGGCGCTGTTGTACCGCCACGTACTGGTAACCCTTTTACGATTTTTCCTGTTGAGACATTTGTTTCGTTTGCATCAGCAGAATTCCAGTCAAAAAAATTACCTGCAGAGCTATTTTTAATAAACCCATTGTTACCATACACAAACAAATATGGGTGAAGCATAACAACTCCGCCTGAAACTTCAATTGCCGCATTCGAAGGAGACGAACCAGATGTGTCAGCTAACTCTGACATTACTCCGCCCGGAAAGTCACCGTAAAGAACAGGGACATTTACAGTGCTATCAATATTTGTTAAATTTTGGCCTGGGTGCGCAATTAAATATGATATGCCACCGCCTACGTCATAACCAATATCAAATTGCCAAAGATTATTGTCATTTGCGGTAAACGAGGTGATCACAGTTGCAACGTTAATTGTAAACCCAGAACCTGTTCCACCAATACTCGCGGAAGTCGCGCTTAGCACATCGCCTACTGTGTACCCTGTGCCAGCTGCAGTTAATGTTACTGAAGAAACACCGCCACCAGAAACAACAATCGTTGCTTTTGCTCCTGATCCTGTTCCACCTGTAAGGCTCACTGCCGTATAAGTTCCGTTAGTGTACAAAGTTCCAGCAACTCTACCTGTAAGTGTGAGCGCACCACCGCCAAAAGCAATATTGTATGGACCAGTACCAACACCATTATTATTGTCGGTTGTCCACATTTGCAATGCATTATTTGTTCCAGAGTAAATGTAATTCAAACCATTCTCTGAGTTCATAATCATACCGCGTGAAATTCCAGAAGCATTTAGAAAAATACCTCTATAACCTTTCATCTTACGCGGACGACCGCGTTGGAATCTTACCCAGCGACCATCAACATATGACGGTGCATCAAATAATGTTCCGTCCCGCTGAATTCCAGGTTTGATCTGAAGGGATATTACTTTAGCGGTCAAAAGGTTCCTCCAGAAATACCATTAATGACAGCTAATCCAGATGACGTTAATGTCATTTTATTTACGCCATTTAATGACCAGCCCAGTTGACCTGACGACGGTTGATAAAAACCAGTATTTGTATTACCTGTAAAGTTTAATGAAGGTGCAACTGCTGAACCAGCATTAAGTGTTAGACTAGGGAGAGTTGAAATTGCCGAGCTATTTGCATTGTAGACGTTTGTTCCGTCGCAAATAATAATTAATGTTTGAGTTTGACTAACAGTAACAGTTGATGCACCAACTGAGCCAGTCGAGAATTTTAAACTATACGCACCAGTTGTATTATTTGTGATTGTATATAATTGAACTGTTGGAGGTACTATGACTGTTGTATTTGCTGCAAGTACACCAAAATACTCTTGAATTTGGTTTGCCGCTTGAGCTGCAGAAAGAGTGATTGTCGGTCCAAGACCTGTAACATCTAATGCAAGTTGAGTATAAGAAAACTGAGTTGCTTGTCCATAACCGAAAGTGTTAAACCCTGTTGAACCATTAGATACAATAACAAATGATTCGGTAATCTGAAGTTGTTGATTTGCATTTCCGTTTAGCGTATCTGAACCAACAGGTTGCACAGTTAAAATACCTGTACCGTTATTTCTGATCATTGCAAACCAGTCATTTCCAACATCAGAAGCGAGTGGCAATGTAAATGTACCTACACCACTACTCCATAGAAGAAATTTAGCTCGGTCGGCTGCAGTTAAAGTATAGTTTGAAGAAAAACTTGATAATTGATAAGACTGATTAAGCGTAGTGCTAATTGCTTTTAATCCGTATCCAGCAAGAGCCGAAGCATTTGCAGAACTTGTCCCTGCACCAAAAGTAACAGTAGACCATGTTCCTTCTTCTGTTGAATTACTAGTAAGATAAATGTATTGCGCAATACCTGAAGCTACTGAAATAATTGTACTGCCATCACTTTTAGTAACTGTAAAAGAATACGAACCAATGTTTTTGACTAGTACGCTTTGACCAGTGGACACTTGCGTAGCTGCAGGTAAAATAAGTTTAAGATTTGTATTAAGCGTCGCAGTAACTTCAATAATATTAGCAACAACATCGCTTGTATTGCCATTTACTGGCCATTGTAATGTTGTGTCGGTAGAAATCGTTAACTGTTCATAACCAACTTGACTTGGTTGAATGGTTTGACCGGTAAACGGGTTTACATAAGATGTCATATTTAACTTTCGATAGCAATGGCTTGACGGTCAGCAACGCGTACAACGTCTTCTGTCTTCAGCGATTGCATTGCTTGATCGTATTTCTGTTGGAAAATGGTCCGTTGATCATTCTTCAAAAATGGCATAGCTTGTAATAATGTACCAAATAGCATAGCATTCGGTGCATACTGAGTTAACCAGTTAGTCTGGTTCTCAGTAGATAAAGGAGCAATACGCTCATAAAACAGCACTTCAAAATCATAGTTTTGGTCAGGCGTAGGGCCGACTAACCAATGCTCATAGTCATAATCACCATAGTAAAGAGGCTGTCCGGTCACTGAAGCATTCGGGGCATAGGACTTAATGTATTCATATTTCCGTACGTAGACTGGCTCTCTTGACCCATTCACAACCACGTTAAATGATACAGTTTTACGCCATCTAGCAGGTTTTTGAATGACAGGGTTTCCTGCTAGCATAGTGCCTTGAATTACTTGCATCTGACCTAGAGTTTTAATCTGCTGTGCAATCTCAAACTCGCACATAGTAATGAAAGTCGGTATCTGATTCACAGTTGCAGAGTCATTTCTCTCCAAGTACTGTAGAACAGTCGTGGTCAGCGAGTCATATGTGAGTGCGAAAGAAACGGTCATTCGAGTGCCCTTTTATTTGTCATTTTATATTATGCGTAGGGTCGTGTACCGGCTTTGTCAATAATTAGGGCTTGACGGCGTGGGTTGTCAGTGGCTTTGTTTGGTACACTTATATGTGTCCATCGGTCAAACTCACGGATGATCTGATCATACCCGATTCCTGATGAAATAATAGCTTTTACAACTTCGTTAGGCGTAACGTCTGGTACACGAATATCTGCTGCACAGCCAATGCGGTGCTGACTAGTGTCTTTAGAACCTACCGCATCATTTACCTGTTTGCAACGGAAGGCTGAATTGACCATGACTGGCTTGCCACCTAGTACCGTCTTAACTTCTTCTAAGAAAGCAGCTAGGCGCACAAGGTTAGCCATTTCGGTGGCATTTGGCGTATTGTCAAACTGGCGATGATCCGTATAGGTTAATTCGTCAAGGGTGAAATGCAGACTTAGGTTCATTTTTTTAGGTTAGCCATAATCCGTGTACCAAACAAGAACCCAAACGCAATATTGGCGGCTTCAATCCCAATCCGTTGGATTTCAGGCGTTACAGATAAAAACAATGTGCCTATGCCTACAACAATCACAAACAATGCCCCTAGATAGCGACTAGATGCTCTTAAATCAACTACCCATTGGCTAGGTGAGCCATAAGGGTTATCTAATGCAGCAAGAGCTTGTAGCTTGTTTATTTCGTTTTGGTCTAGCTTTATTTGTTCATCTACAGAAATGGGCTTTACGCCCCCTGTAACCATACCAATAAGGCTTTTAATCCCGTCTATGCCTACGGGGACTAAAGCACCAATAATGGTTTCTAAAATCATTTTGTAGAAAAATAGTGTGCTATAAAACCAACGATAGAACTAATGCCTGATACCACCATCATGCCAACCCAAAATCCACCCCTGCCTTTGTTAGCTAAAGCAAGCAATTCTTCCATGCCTTCTTCTAGCTTA